GTCCCCTATTTGAGACGACACTATACAGTGCAGATCCATTGGGTAATTAGCAGTATATGCCTCAGTTGAATAACCTATATAATTAAACACATAGCCGTTCTGGTCTGGTATACCTGAGTTCAGACGTATCTGTAGTATACCTAGGCCCGCACTAGAGGCACACATATACACAACTCGCTCATCTGTCAGGTTAGGTATGACATATGGGTTCTGCACAGGAACAAATGGGCCCGGCGTAGCCTCATTGTGAGGGTATACCCCTGTTATGCATAAATTATTGTCAAATACCACACGAGTCTTACCATCACTAGCAGTAGTTGTAACGGCTCCAGTTATAAGCTCTCGGGACGGTATACGCGTGTGGAACCCCATAACATTAGGTAATACTTCATTATTAGCAGCACCTAGCGCTGTGTCTAGAAACTCTATTAACTGAGAACGCGTGATATCTATACCAGGACTGGGTCCTGATTTATAACCAAAGTATGTAATGCCGTCTATTGTGTTTATTGGAGTAATCATCGAATTTGTTACAGGGGAGCTATTCCTCGGACTACCACTACTTCGGGACAGTCATCGCGGGTAATTGATAGAATTTCTTGACTAGAAATATTGAATACTTTAAAAGTACATTCTTCTATCGGAGGTGGATTATCTGGATTCTCTTCAATATATGCCAGACCATACGTAAATGATTTAAAGGTGTGTGTGTTGCCAGCAGGTTTGTGGGGAAAGAAATCCAGTGGTTCGGCGGTGTCTAAATTAATATATAAGTCCAATTGATCACCCGGTTCTCTCTGTACAAATAAATTAATTTGTGTATTTCCGCCATGATCACCCGTAACCGAAATTGAATTAAGGGGACCTCTTACTAAAAGGGGAGGAGTATTAAGAATATACTGTGCATCTTCCCGTACAAATCCCGTTGTGGGATTTGTACGACGATAAGTCGCAATTGGATTTATTACCTCATACAATCTCATATCTGTAATCGGCAAATTTGGCGTTTCAAATTCTTCTATCAAAGAATAAGATTCTCCCGCAATTTCTTGCCAATTTTCATTGGGGTATCTGTATCTAATCTTTTTCGGCTCCTGACCAGGGCAATATACAGCAGATTGGTTGACTTCAATGATTTTTATTGGCCTATCAGGTAAAACCCCAGGGCAATATATAAACAATAATTCAAATGGACAGAAGTCAAATTGACCTGCGAGACAACCATATAGCTCTGGTGCCTCACAAATACCAAACCAGTAACAGATATTACACTCCTCGTCATCTGAGACTAGCGCGCCTGCTGCTGGTATATCATCTATAGTGCCAGTCCCCAGTATATTACCCTCTCGTATAACCAGCACACCACCAGGAGCAGGATTAATTCTCTCCTCCCATCGTCCTAGTACTCCTACGCGCGCTGATGGGCGGGGCATACCTAGTAGTCCTGTGCCTAGGGTGGTGTTACCGTAAGTAGGTAGACTACCAACTACATGCAGCGCCTCTCTCCACGCCTCTGTAACATATACTTCTTGATACCCTAATCTTGTCAACCAGTTGAGAATACCCGATATAGTCGCAGGGACCCTAGTCGGGGCCGGAGGTACTACTAGTGGCTTATTATACGCCGCACTAATTGAGGGTACTAGGGCCTCTAGTATGCGGCCTAGATTACCCGATCTAATGGCTGTTTTACTGAATAGGCCGAAGTCTGTAGGTAGAGCCCCTCTTACGCGCGACATTGTCTTATCTATACGATAGAGATAGTTCCTATACACAGGGCCCAGTTCATCTAGTACTCCTAGGAATGAGGTGCTGGATAGCTCTCTAGCTAGTGATAATCCACACTCTAGCGTAGGGTCATTATCTAATATAGAGCGGTATGTAGTATTTAAACTAACATCTCCTACTAACTCTAGTTGGAGTGCTAGGAATGTAGGACTCACTGCCTGTCCTACTACATTACTGAGGCTCGCTTGCACCTGGCTAGGTGTATCGGCGTAGTCAACTAGCACGCGGCTTATAAGGGCCCCTAGTGTTATATCTATAGCATCAGTGCCCCAGGAGGATGTGTAATAGTAGAGGCGCGCACTCTCTATTAATCTATGAGCATGGGGTAGGTATGATCTATCTACACGACTATAGGCCAATATAGCTAGGGCCGCTGTTATCGTACCACTAGCTGTAGGACTATCTAGGCTAAGTGACGTGCTTAGAGGGCGTGCGTCTGTCCAACCAGTAATCATTCTACCGCGGCTATCTATACGACTCACTAGATACTCTGCTAGTGGAGTGACCTCCTCTCCGTAGCCCGCGATGCAGAGCGCTAGCAGTACGGCAGCGCACGATCTATCTCTTACCTCTCGAGATACGCGTTTATTATTGGGGCCCACCTCTATACAGTCGCTGCAGTTCTCTACTACGCGTATCTCAGTTAATGCCTGTAGTTTCTCTGCCTCGGGGCCGTATATATCGGCCTCAGAGCTCAGGCTATACACAAAGCGAGGGATACTCCCTCGTCTGCCCGGTAGACTGCCGGGATCCATTAGTTCTAGTAGGCCCGTGCATGCCCGTCTAACGTATTCACTGACTGTCGCGTCTATTTCAGAACTGCGGTATATTACATTAGCGTCTGGCCGTATAGATGCCCCTACCATACCTATGATAGCCCACGCTAACTCCTCAGTATCTACCGTCTGATTCGCTAGAGAGCGCGCTATACCTAGCTGCGCGTGAGGAAGGCCTTGTGTCTTGTAGTAGCGTAATAGGAACTCTCCTGCCGTTGGGCTAACGCGCACTACCTCAGCGTACGGTAGACCTGGTATGAGAGGTGTAGTTAGCTCAAGGGTACCTTGCTTCTGTGGATATAGGGCGTAATTGGAGCGCCCCGGTGTGCCAGTGAGGGGGCACACTACACCCACGTTGATTACAGTAACTCTATTCTCATCATCAACTTTACCCGCTATGAAGAAAGGTTTACCTGCTGGGAAGAAACCTTCTGTACCCAGCGGGCCTAGTGCCTGATTGCTCCATATACCTATCCGCTCTACGCATTGCGTAGGGGTACAGTTGATCTCTAGACAATTGGGATCCGGGGGTAGGTCTATATTATTAACATAGCCCTCTCTATCACTAGCCAGGAATAGCTCTACCTCTCCTATCTCAGGATCAGGTATGCCCCCCGGGATTAGTAGTCGTGATAACCTATAACGATAATTAACCAATTGGAACCACCTCTACACTCTCTAGGACTGGCATAGTATCAACTGGTGCGAGTGGTAATGTACTCAGCACTCGGGCTGAGCTGGCCCCTGAATTTACTAGAGCAAGACCTATACCTCTCGCTGATGGGCTAGTGAGAGGAGCTAGGTTTCTGAAGTATTGTCTTATAACTAGACCCGCGTTGACATTACCTGCTACGGCCACACGTACATTATACGGGAATGGTCGTAGTGTCTTGACCCTGAATCCAATACCTATTGCCTTATTATTCTCTATAACCTTACTTATCTGAAATAATGTGCGCTCATCACTCGCGTCGGTATAAACAGTTATATAGCCAGGCGTGGGATCAGAATCAACTATGACTATTCGGCTGAGTGTATTTATCTCGTTAATTATAGTCGCGCGTAGAGCTGATAGACTGCTGCTATCTGATAAGTCTAGGTATTCAAGGACGCGTAGACGTAAATCATCGTCACTCTCTCTATCAGTGCCATTTACGATATCACCTACGGCCTCATTGAACGGGTTTCTATATAGGCCTACTACGCCAGTAGCACCCGTTACGGGATCGCGCAGTGGGGTGCCAGCTGGTATGACAGCCTCACCTGGCCTCCCTACTGTTACAGCTACGCGTGTCTCGCCACTATTGTTTATGGCCTCACTTAGAATAATAGTTACATTATCAGGTGTCAGCATAACAGTACCCTCTGGTGCCGGGCCCAGCACTAGGGCGTAGCCATTAGCTGGTGTGCCCTCTTTTCTAATTATCCCGTATAATAGAGCCATCGCATCTAACTCTACGTCGGTGGCATCCATTATAGTAACGGGCCGTGTCTCCTCGTATAAATCTACTATACAGGTGGCTATAGCTCGTAATAGAAAGTACAGATTACTGAGTGGACTGATGGTACCATTTAATACTGTCCCCTGCAGTTTTTGCTGGATGGTACTTAATATAGTGTTTAGATTCATAAAAATACCTGTTATCCTAATAAGGCTTAAGATTAATTGGAACTCGCTCTAGAGAGCGCTTACGAAGGTGTCAATGTAGTCGTGAGAGAACGGTTATCATTATATATAACGTTAATGCGTACCTCGCGCGGGCCTGTTACCTGGATATCTACATCGCGTACACTATACACAGATGGCAAGGCGCGTAGAGCGTTGGCTATAGCTATATCAGCCCTACCTACCCAGTCAAGATTGAGGGGATCAGATAGATAATTATAGAGGGCATTCCCCACGTCAGCGTCGACTAATCGGAAGTCGCTAGTACCAGGTACCCATATAGCTACGTGACCCAATGGAATCTCCAGAGCTCGCCTTACTAAATAGTCTCTTTCGTCTACTAACAGTAGATCGCCAGTTGTGCTGAGGAGTATATCTCCGTCTCTCGTCGCTATATCCACAGTTATAAAGCTATAGGGGGATAAATACTATAGGGTAGCCCCACTATCCAGTAGTCGGTGGGCGCCGTTAACGCAATAGAACAGTACCCTCGTCTATTATCTGCCTCTAATATAAGCGTATAGTAGCCTTGAGTTAATTGATTATCCTTCTTCCATAGGAATAGGGTGCCCCTCTCCCCCTGCTCACTCTCTCGTTTCCATAGGCGCACACTAGTAGAGCAGGGTATAAGGCGGGGGTTGGGGCTCTCACTATACAGAATCTCGAGCGTCAGACTATCTACGCTAGGTAGAGGGGGCGCGTATACTGCTATGCCGTAGCGTATGACTTGTGGGGCGTCTACTGGTGTTATCATCAAAAAATCATAGGTTTGAAACCCCGTCCTTCTAGGACGGCTTTACAGTTCGCCAGGAGTTGTAGGCAAGAAACTTACAATCTTCTGGCTTTGCGTTTTGGCAAAGACGTTTCCCAGTAGCAAGACTGTGGAGACTCACGCGAGATTTTACAATATCCTCGCCGCCGACGTAGCATTTACCATACTTGGGATGTTTGACGATCCCGCCACGCTTCAATCCTTGAGAGAGGGAACCACCATAAGGACGGCGATACCCGCCTGCTCCAGGGTTGAAGACATGCAACTGCCTACGATGCAGCCGGATTGGCCTGCATTCCATAACCACAGTGTTACCCGGGATGGAATTGCCGCCGACCAACAGGTAAGCCAATACCCACGAGTCAACACAATGGGCGTTAAACTCGTTGGATAGCTTGTTCTTGGACTTCTTCAAACCCAACAATTGACGGGTTAAGTATGTGTCCTCATAGCCATTGAAAATGGTCAAGTTAGCAATCCGACGCAACTCGGAATAGCAGTAATGCTTACCTACTTCAAGGGGAGAGAACGAGACATTCCAACGCTTACATCCTTTGCGGGTTTTGGCTTTTATATCCTCAATCCCAATGTGAGAGATGGGGAATATTGCAGCATAAACCTTTACTATCCTGATCTTGAGTTGCCATCTAGCTTTAATAGACGGAGGGATGCCGCCATGTTTACGGTTCTGACGATTGGCACGATAGGGAGTCTTACGATACCGTCGTGCCCGCCTTGCATTGGTGCTCATTTCTTCCGCATCCTTTACCCAATCAACAGCATGAAACTGCTGATTGAGATATGTGTGGGCCTGAGACTTCACCGTAAATCCTTCGCGCTTAGAGCCGGGGTCAATCCCTACTACTACAGGCTGAGTAATTCGATTGGATGGTTCAACGTTGAGCCGGATACAGAAAATCCCTTTACGAAAAAATGGGGTTGCCTTGCCTGATTTAATCCAACGAGCAGCCCGGTTGGGTGTGGTTGGCATTAGGGGGCGCTGGCTTGAATCGACTACTGGAACGTACTGCATGGTTTTGATTGCCCTATAAAGGCTACTATGTAATTCCCTTCGACTTTGAACCATATAGCAGAGAGAATGCAGATTAGGGAGGTGTCCGCAACATCTTTTGAAGTACCACCTTCAGCTAGTTCAAATTGGCTTCTCAGCCATTGTCTAGTCCCACTTACGCTTACTTTCCGCTATTGGCTTTAGCTTCCGGCAAGCCCCGTCGCTTCAGCGCGGGGTTGGTGACTATTTGACTAGGTACGATGATGAGATGAGAGGAATGAGGCGGCCTCCGATAGCAGTACTGGGTATAGTGTATATAGTACCTCTATCATCGATGAGACGGAGATAACCATACTGACCATCATATATAGCATGGCCTATATTAGTCCCCCAATCATAGTCAGTTATCCTGTAGGTTAGCACTGAGGATGTATAGCTATTATCAATCTGCACTGGGTACAGAGTACTATTATCGTATGTCCAGCTATCTACTATTATTTGTAAGTCATCTTCTCTACCAGGTAGTAACTCTAGTTGGGTATAGAACAGTAATGGATTAGCTAGGCCCCACGTTAATTTAGTATTGATTGATAATATCTGTGTATCTGCTAGAGCTAGTGTGAGACGCGGCAGTCGGAAGCACTCATCTAACCCTAGTCTCCAGCGGCCCTCCAGGAGCTCTACTGTAGTAGGTAATGGCTCTCGGGGAGTTACAGTATCCTCGTCACTAATAGGCCCCTCAATTAATTCTATGATCTCTTGCCTTAACTCCTCATCTCCATTATTGTATAGATCAATTAAAGTATTGGTATACTGAGTTAGACGCGGTAATAGAGATATAGTATCTAGTGTGTCTAATGTATCAGTAGTACCAGAGCGGCCCGGTCGACTCCTATTAGGCTGTGTATTGATATTACCTATGGCGGTGATTAGGTCGCGGGCCTGATCTATGATGCCTAGACAAGAGATTATATCTATTAGTTGCACTATTTTTTGGATAGAGCTACCGCTTAGCGCGCCTATGATACTGGGTATTAATGCCAGTGACTTACCTAGGGCTAGTCCGGTGCGACCTATATCAGTTGCTGCCCTGAGAAGAGCGGTATTACTCTCACCTATGATTTGATCTAGCCCTCCTGATAGTAGGGATCTGATGCCATCACCGCGTATGATACTACCTATGTCCCCGGTGGAGATACTGTTGGCTAGTGTAGTGGCACTATTATATATACTCTCTCCTAGTTCTTTATAGCGTACAGCATCTTTTAGTAAATCAGAGTTCAGTGTAGTGCCTAATGAACTCATGAGAGAGGTTATCTCCTTATCAACGTCTATGGGTTCGTCATCGGGTTCTCTATTAGCCAGTCGTTTAGCTAAATTATATACTTTATTAGTTACGTCTGCCCCATCTATACCCAGTGTTCTACTTAGGTTACGGCTAATAGAGTTAACTATTAGAGCGTCTATAGTCTGTTCGTTTAACTCCTGGCCATTTAATAGTGAGGTTCCCAGCTGTGCTAGTTGAGTGGTGTCTACGTATTGGCTAAGACCTGTGCTCCTGTATAGCCGGTCTAATGCAGGTGATACTAAGGAATATACCCGCGCTAGGTCTGTTGAGTTATCACTTACTACTAGCCCGCGGGCCGAGGTGTCTAGATCACTTAGTTCTAGGAAACCAATAGATAATAACGATAGGGCGTCCTTAATCTCATTGATTATATAAGTCTTGAGTGAAGGAGAATTAAGAAACAATTGCTTCAATTCTGCGGGCACTAGATCCTGACTGGTCCCGCCCTCTAGCATGGCTATGGGATCTATACTATTATTTCTACTGATAGTTAGTACCTGATTGACTAGAGTGGTTACCTGAGTGGCAGATACACTGAGCCCCAATCGTTGTAGACCCTCCCCTACCTTTTGTACCTCTAGTTGCACGTCCCCCGCTATATCTATAAGGGGCGTATTGATAGATATAGTCAACTCTCCTACCGTTTCACCCTCTCGCTCTAGATATACATCACTGGCTACTGATGATACTGCGGCCGGCTCTACTGCTGCCAACGCTGGTGGATTCTTAGCTGTATCAGTAGCGCTCTTAGCTATGTTCTCCTTACCTGGGTTCTTAGGAGCTACCTTAGAGGCTGATATAGAACGTCGTATATCCTCTCCTAGTGAGCCTATAGCATCGCCTCCTGGCGTAGTGGCACCCGGCGTAGTGACACTCGGCGTAGTGGCACCCGGCGTAGTGGTAGAGTCATTAGGCTGAGTGGGTACTTGAGCGCCATCTGGATCAGACTGCTCTATATCAGACTGAGTTGGTTTATCAGGAGTATTTGTATTTTCAAGTATGGCCCCGCATCCCTTAGGTAAATCAGGTAGTTTAGGGAACTCTGGTATGTGTGGGATGAGGTCGAGGTTCAACTCTATCTCATCAGGTATAGGCGGTAGTGTATTGAGAGTCATAACTCCGCTTAGGGAAAATACAGCACCCGCGCCCTGGAATATGCTGGGCCCCACAGTTATGTGATTGTGAGTTATGCCCTGGAAGGCACTCTTCAGTGCATAAGAGTTCATACCTTCAGGGCTGAAGGTCATACCTGATAGACCGCCTCCTGGTACCGATGAGTATATATTGACGCGGCCCACTGGTATCTCAGCTGGCTCCTCTTTATCATCTGCAGCAGGCTCTCCTATAGGTGATGTGGCTGCTATTAGATCTACGTTAGTGGCTCTTGCTACCATCCCGCCGTAGCTATAGAGCTTCATTTCATTTAATGATGTGCTAGTGTGTGTAGTAGCATAACTCTTGTAATCATTAGAGACCCGTTCCATATCGCCTAGCGCCGTAGCCTTATCTACTTGGGCTACTGTCTCACTTCTATTTGATAGGCGTAGTCTATTACCGGCTCGCTGTAAGTCGTCGCCCTCTATAATTCGAGTACTATCCTTACCCATTGCGTAGTGGTGGTCGCTAATGTGATTAATGGAGTTCCCGGACTGTACTACATAGTTATCGGTGACGGACTGCATGAAGGGGGCCCGTTGCGTGATATTGGTATCACTCACAAACTGTATGTTATTGGCTACCTGCGTGAGTCTATTGGCAGGGGCAATATTGACATTGCCCTGACTTATATCAGCTAGCTCTGCTCTATCACTAAGGAGTGAGCTCTCCTTGAGCTTACGGATTCCATCTAGTGATTGCTCAGTATTACCATTAACTGCCGTACCTACAGCATTAATATTCTGTTCTGTATTAGACGCTATGCCCTCCCGCAGAACCTGGTTGGCCTGTAGGTTCATGTCTCTTAATTCTAATAGCCCCTCTACTGCCCGTACGGGCTCCACTATAATCTGAGAGCTGATGCGACGAGGTTCAAACGGAGTGGTAGAGGCCGTTGCCTGCTCTAGTGTCTGTGCTGCTTGTTGGTATGCTGTGTTCTTGGATATCCTATTGAGATCATTGAGCGCGGGCCCCAGCGTAGGAGTGTTGCGGCCCGCCCCTAGATCTCCTTTCAGTAGTTGATCTTCTATTTTACTCATAGGTCTAGATCCTGTATGGCTCCTCGTTGATTATCTATTTCAGATATGGCTGCTAGGTTATTACCCATTATTACCCAGTGATCTAGCGTAGACCGCCGCAAATACTGCGAGGCGGTATATAGTAGATTACGTACCCGTCCTAGGCGTGTTCTCTCTTCATCATCAGCGAGAACGTATACCTCTACATCGGGTCGAGGGGAATTATAAGCATGTATGTAAGCCAGGTTGGTCATGTGTGCCGCCATAGCCACCAGGTGCGTATTAAGGCCCCCTGGATATGGTAATGAGGTTATGATACTGCTGCTTACCTGCCGTAGTAGGCCGGGCTCTGTAGGTATCAACCACTCCCGTAACTCATCTGGTGGGTCCTGGCTTAGGTCCTCATAGAGATTAAATAACGCTGGGTCTATCTGCCCGTGCCATAGATCCCATAGTAGATCCGGCCCGCCTGGCACCACCCAGTAGCGTTCTAGATAGGGAGCTTCCATATTCTGTATGGCGTTCAGGAAGCCAGCTACGCGAGTTATACCAATAGGTTGGGATAGAAATGCCTTGAAGAAGCGGTGGCTATCTAGTAGTTCCTCTACTCCTAGCGTTGCTTAATACTTTTTCCTGTTGGGCTGCATGCTCCATAGAGTACGAGTGGCTTCATATACTAGACGACAGGGGCTGGCATAGTGCATCCTATAGCCTCCCAGTAGTAGGTAATAGCCTATGCTACTGGCAGAGGTCCCCCATACTCGCCTATCAGTTAGTAGTAGTGTCTCACTATAGTCATTGGGTGGTAGCCAATTAGGCCTCTCTGCTATACGCCAGTATCTATCTGCGTGCTGCGTAATGACTGTGTAGTCCAGATTACTCGATGTAGGTAGTGATAGTAATAGTATGAGCTGCTCCTCTAGAGAGCGAGTTATATCTCTCCACGTAGGACGGGTACGAGGGGCCGGCACGTTACGCATGATACTGGCTAGTCTCTCGTGAGAGCCCGCTATTAGAATAGATAGATTATTAATAGCCGCTTCATCTATGCGTGTTACAGCATCTGTATTAGCCCCGGGTAATTGAGGTACGGCCTCTAGGTTAATTAGCACGATATACTGCTCCTACTATGCTTTGCACTGACTCCTCCGAGTAGCCGAACCAGCGCGCTAGTTGAGCTGCCACTATTGGTCTATTAGCCGAGTTAGCTAGCATCATAAAGTTGTTAATTAGTGGTGTATCAGGCATTCGTTTTCTTATTAGCACTTCGAGACCCTCGGCGTTTACGTTGGGCCTCTCTCTACTATCAGCTCGCATCTGTATGGTCTGCGGCAGTCTTACACCTATAGTAGCTGCATTAAGCGCTAGTACCTGGCCAGGCATCATACGACGGGGGCTACTAACTAACTCTATACCACTCAGTAGCCATACAGCATCTAACCAATAGGGCCTTGGTATTATTACTATTAATGCGTAGCCCGCACGCGCATCACGGGTATCCGCATCGTACGTATATTGTGTTAGGAGCCTGAATTGATTTACGTGAGTGCTAATACCGCCCGCGCGGGCTATAGCTCTCTCTAGTTCATCCCCATCTCTACTAGTAGTTCTCATTAGTCTATATTAATCCCTTTAATACACTAAGGCGCGGGTCTACCGCATTCAGACCCCCACCTATACCAGATCTTACTCTCCACTCGAAGTGAAGATGGGGGCCAGTGCTACGGCCAGTACTGCCTACTTCGCCTATTACCTGTCCCTGCTTCACTATATCTCCTAATTTAACAGCAAACTTGCTCATATGCGCGTACCAACTCTGATTGCCCCCTACGTGTTCTAGTTTAACTATATTACCAAATCCATTATTCTCAAATCCGGCTGATATCACCTTGCCTGCCATAGTGGCTAATATAGGTGTGCCTATCGGAGCCCCTATGTCTATACCGTTGTGCATCCTACCCCAACGCCAGCCAAACCCACTAGTCAGAGATCCCTTAGAGGGTATTATGCCATTCCCAGAGCCTGGCCTACCAGGTATTACCTGACCTGCCAATGCGCTTACCTCATTGAACTGAAACCCGGGGGCCCCTGCTCCATAGGATAGAGTATTATTAGTCATAGCTCTATTAACCTGAGGTACAGAACCTGTATGAGTAATAGCATCGCGTTGGTTATAAGGCCACTTGAACTCTCCTGTACGGTTGAATACAGCATTAACAAATCCATCTATACCCTCTGCTAGTGCCTGCGCCAACTGTTCAGTAGAATAAGCACTATCGCCCGGTATAGTAGGGGCATTACCCCCACCACCACTCAAAGTAGATGGTGCCGGGCCCTGTCCTCGCCTATAGGCTAGATACTGTTTATATAGAGTAGCTAGCGTATTCTCTCCACCTCGTGCTTCAGAGGCCCCCGGTAGACTAGTCCATTGTTTCCGTAGCTTGTTATAGTAGCTTAGTATGTTACCACTCATGACCTCCTCTACCGTAGTACCAGTCTCATCGAGTATTAAATATAGTATGGCTAGATCCTGGTTCAGAGGGCTGAAGTCAGATAGCATTCCCCCAGTCTCTCTATTAATACCATCCCATGTCACATCTAAGATCTGGTATCTACCTGCAGCCGTGGTGTAGTTCCCTCGACCTCCTATTGGGAATCTCTGGCGGGGGTGGTCCTCGTAACTACTGAATTTAGATCCACCGTATAGTGTATTGTAATCGGCCCCCTCAAATTGTCCATCACTGATTACATCCAGGAGGGCCCTAAACTCAGGCCTATTCAGAAGAGGTTGTAGATTCTCTCTATTCAACATTATTTTGGTGTTCCTCCCTTCAGGGACTGTAAAATAGCACGGGCCTTCCCTTCGAAATAGGCATTTTGTGCTGCTGTATCGTTTCCTCTCATTAGGGCCTCTACCTGTGCATTCAATATTCCTACCTCAACTAGCGGTACCCCTCTATTGGGCCCGTATAAGCCGTTGCGGTGATTTCTGGTGAAGGCGCCGAATGTTTGAGCTAGTCTATCCTCGTATGGTAGTATCTCCTTACGGCTAGGTATGACGCCAGTGGCACCCCTATACTCTCCTGCCGCACCTGCGTCGAAGTGTATCTCTAGAACACCCGCGCCATTGGTCTTCTCCTGCACGGCTCTATCTAACACTGATTGCCAGGAGGTACCTATTGGTGGTAAGAATATAGATAGTTGGAGACCGTAAGAGGGGGCTAGTCTCTCCATTATCTTGAGGACCTGTTCATTCATCCAACTCTCCGCCGACTGACCTGGGGCCTGGGGTAGAGGTGTGCCAGCAGCTCCACTAGTACCTGATTTACCATCGCGGTGGCCGGCTGTTATGAACCAGCGAGTAGGCTCCTTATTAGTAGCACTCTGCCAGTCCTTATCATTCTTACGGCTTTCATTATATGTATCAGATACCTCAGGCCCCCTCTGTGTAGGTATGTCTTGTGCTCTATCCTCAACGCGCGCTATGCCCTCAGCCTGTCGTTGTAGATTCTGGCGGCTAGCCTCTAGGTAAGCCTGACATAACCGCCTCTCCTCTTGTATACGATAGGAAACTGTTATAGCAGTAGTCGTAGATACAGGCTCCTCCTCTTGCCCCGCTACCATAGGTGTTATGCCGCTAGGCAGTGACTCCGTGGTAGCCGATGTAGGCCTGATACCCTGCATCCTCTCTAGTCCATCCGCTCGGGCGCAGTGTCGTGCTGATAGCTGCATGAGATGATTGACACTGCTGCGGCGGTCGCCGTTAGCTACCAGGTAAATGTTACTATCACTGAATAGTATATTCTCTCCGCTTGTATAGAGAGAGCGGGTGCCTTCGTCATTGCGTATCTCTATAACACCGGGGCGGGGCTGTCTATCATAGGCCTCTGCTAGTGAGCCATAATCAGGGCTATCATACGCCGTATCTAGTGAATTGATGCCTGTTACGTGGAAGAAGGCATTGGGCTGTGTTATGCGATTAGGATGCCCTAGTGGTTGGTTGAATGTCTGACCCTCGGGGCCGCGCTGATTAGGCTTCTGTAAATCACCATCTACGTATAACTTATCGTAATTACCCTCTGAGGTATATCCGCCTAGGATGAAGGCATCCTCCATCTTCCCATCATTGAAGCCCACTATGACTGGCTGTCCTATCTCGAGAGGGTTGTATACGCCTAGCCCATTATGACCAAAGGGGCCGCTTATCCTAACATTATCCAGGATCATACCCTTCAATAGGCGCACCGAGCAGAAGTTACCTAGGCGGCCCTCCCTAGTGATACTATGGACTATACCGCGCTGTATGCCCCACTGGCTCTTACTGTACTTATAGGAATGGGGCTCAGAGTATAGGCCGCCATTGTTATTAGCAAACATTAATCAGCGCTTCCTTGAATAGTAGTAGTGTAATCTCTGTGTGTTAACTTATGACGAATCGAGCGTACTTTGTACTTCGGTAGTACCGCGTTAGCTAGATCAGCGTCTACATTGCTGACTATGCGGCCACTATTAGGATCAGCATAGTTATCATCAGTGGCATTGACGTGGGCCCCCACGTACCGTGTTAGTATATCACTGCCATCAGGAAAGGGCACGGCCCGCGCCGAGGGGCTACTTGCTACGTGTTCTCGCATGCGCGCTGATAGATTACTCAACTCCTTCTTAGTAGCGTGCATAGCACTCTCCTCTGCTATAGAATCATATGCTGATATAATCTGCCTATCGTGTATCAATGTATTATACACTTGAAACATCTCATTCGGATACCAGGTGGGGTCCCCTACTATCGTGATTTGTATCGTGCTAATATCTCTACTGGTACGGCGGGCCATACCTAAACCAACTAATAAAGCCCCTGTCTCTTTACTGATGCCTGCGTCAGTATAGGCGCTTAGGTTCTTATCCTCAACGACAGTGGCCCTACATGCAATAGGAGGATTTCTATTAGCGTACTTATAGGGCGTGGCCTGTAATGTAACCTCAATGGCATCATTGAATGAATCAGATGCGCCATTACCTCCATCATCAGTCACTATAAAGCGGTTAGTTGTGGCTATACTACTACTTACTACCCGCATGGAGAGAATGCGCTGTCTCTCATCAGGGCATATGTTAAGCCCCGCCGGTAGGCTGCGGAAGAAATAGGTTCTATACAGTCTATTGGGATCTTGGAAGCCACTAGTATCGCCGCTATTAGGCGCTATTATAAAATCACCATTGATATGACTGAATGAGGCGTCTACTACACGCTCCTCCTTGAGTAGAAACGCCGCTTGTATTATATCAGCGGGGCTCTCATTAATGAAGTTGAATACCCCGCGGTTCTGCCCCTGCTCGATAGGCGGGCGCTGTAGCCATATATGAGTACGGGGGTTACCTCCTGGGCTCATAGGCGTGAACATAGCAGCCCGTGTCCAACGCGGCGCATCTACTAGCTCTTCGCCTGGCGTAAGCTTATTCATGTCCTGTATGATCTTAACCTCAGAATTACTCGCATCTCCGGCTATTAGTTTATTAGCGAATAAGTATTCTATCTTACCATCTGCTCCTATGTCGTAGCCGCGTACAGTCATACCCTCCTTGAACTCTTTCCAGCAGCTGGCTACCTGCGGGCCGCTCTCTGTTTCAATAGGGGAGTAACCTACTGCAAAGTTCAGTATCTTACGCAGTATAAGGGCTCTATCGCCCTTCTGTTCCGGTGTGGGGGCACTGAATAAGGTATCTGGGTTAGATAGAACACGCGTGTTGTGTAGTAGCCTCATACGATCTTGACACGATAACACTACCTGCACACCTGTATTAGCATCAGCCGTTACCTCTACCTTCTCAATGAAGCCCCAGAATACAGGGAATAGAGTAGCGCCCTCCTTCGGCTTCATATCTGTATCTGGTATAGGAAATGGTATATCAGATAGATTACTGATATCCAGTACCTGCTTATCTGACCCTACCATCCCCATGTAAATTCGTATCTCATCCTCCTCGCTGAGGTAAGGGTAGCGTCCGTCTCTGTACTTACTAACATCAGGTAACGCTGGTAGTAATCCTGGTGCATCTGGTACGGTTAGCGTTACGCGAGCTCTATTTATATTCCAGTTATCGGCGTTGATTATAACATCTACGGCGCGTACAGTCCAGCGACTCTTGTTTATATCAGTAGCGCATATCTGAGTGCCAAATAATATAGGTTGTATATCACTAACAGCTGTGGCCAGCGTTATTACTGCAGCAGGTGTCTTAGGAGGCATAATTAATAAAAAAGGAACTCAGGAAATCCTGAGCCCCATAAGCGGAGAGAATGTGGGATTATTGTGTAATACTATTCCCAAACGATGAAGAAGAGCTTCCCACAGATAGAGGACGCGTCGCTGCCTTGAACTGTTGAACAGATTCAGGAATATACCGAATACCTTCAGCTACACCCTCCCAACGTTGTGCAGGTACGCGACGACCAGGCATGAAGCCGACGCTGTAATTATCTACCTTGCATCTAGT